GACTAAACTTATGGTGCGCGAAATGAAAATGCTTGGAGGCGGCGAACAGTCCGGAAATAATTCCGGTGGGTATGGCAAAGATAGCGGCCAATCTAGCGGCTATGGTGGCGCGGATGATTTGGACGAAGATATTCCATTTTAAGGACGAATAAAATGAAACGTATGACGGACACGAAACGCGATAAGATGGTGATTTTTGCAAATGCCATGATCGCGAAAGGAAAGTTGCGCAAAGATATTGTCGATGCAGTGAGGGACAAATTCGGATTTACCCAGTCCAGCGGGGCAGCGTTATCCTTGCGATGTTCCGGTGTTGATCTTCCGCAAGGATACAAAACATCATCAATAAAAAAGCCGACAGTGCCTGTAGATGCTGATCAGAAAAACATCGACATTGTGCGACATCCGTACATTAAAGTAGCGCGGATTATCGATGCAAAGCATGGGTATAGCGCCCAATTCAAAGAAGGGGTGATTTACGTAAACGGCAAGCCCTGCCCGACGCACAAGGCTTTCGCTTTGGCGGGGGAAAAATATCCGTCATGGTAAAAAGCACTATGAATTTATTTCCGATGTGATATGTTGATAAATCAATGAAGAGAGGTATCCAATGACTGATAAAATTACGTTTGACGTTTCAAACATATGCGATCAAATCTCAAATTTAAACTTAAAGGAAAAAGTAGACGCAATTAACCAAATCAGAGAGCAATTGCATAAAGTTAGCCCATTCAAGACTGAACCTGTTGATTTTGTAAAATGGGTTGTTAGTGACGATGTGCAGGCTAACGATTATAACCCTAACAGCGTTGCGCCACCGGAAATGGAGCTTCTAAGAACTTCAATCCGTGCTGATGGCTATACACAGCCTATTGTTGGCAATAAAGAAAATGACAAGATTGTTGTTGTCGATGGTTTTCACCGCCACCGTGTTGGCAAAGAATGCTTAGACATTAATTCACGAATTCATGGATTTTTGCCTGTCGTTCAAATTCGTGCTGAGCAAGTAGGCAAGACTGAACGTATGGCTTCAACCGTTCGCCATAATCGCGCACGCGGCAAGCACAAAGTTGAAGCTATGTCAGACATGGTTATTGAACTTAAGCGCCGAAATTGGTCAAATAAAAAGATATGTCAGGAATTGGGTATGGATGAAGATGAGGTTTTACGTCTTTGCCAGATAACTGGTTTATCTGATATTTTTGCAGATGGTGAATTTTCAAAGGCATGGGAACCACAAGGATATATTACACCAGAAGATTTTGATGATATTTCAGGGTCGAAGGATGATTATGAAAATGAAGAAGTGACGGTTAAAACCGCAAACACCGATGATGAAAATCGTATATTCCATACGTTTGATAAATGGGAATGTGCAAAGGCTGGTTTTTATGAAACAAAACCGCCAAAAGGAATGACCGCAGATAATTGCCGTGCGTATTATCGTGACTTGCTGTCAGACACAGAAGAATTTGCACGTGTTCTAGATGATGTAATTCCAAAGTGGAAAAATTCTTGTGAACATTATCTAACAAACACTGCAATGAATAGAATAGCTTGGCTAGGGCAAGCAGCATTATGTCACAAGTACGGAATTCCTGCTGAATTTCGGGGTGGATATAGCTTGCTGACAGAAGAACAACAAAAATCCGCAGATAATGTTGCGTTGAAGGCATTGAATAAATGGCTTGAAGAAAATGGACGAGAACTAGTTCCCATGGAAGAAGCAAGCCCAGATCGTCAAGCAGATATTTATTGAGGTAGGTTATGGGCGGTAAACGCTACATTGAAACTGATGTTTTAACAGAAGCACGTAAACGTATTTCACAATCATTTGATGCAACAGATCGACAATACGTTGCATTTTCAGGAGGGAAAGACAGCAGCGTATTATTCCATCTTGTTATGGAAGAAGCGCAACGACGGAACACCAAGGTTGGTATCATGTATATTGACCTAGAGGCTCAATACATGGATACGGTAAAGCATACCAAAGAAATGTTTGATCTTTACAAATCCAACATTGATCCTCATTGGATTTGCATCCCTATGCGTCTCCGAAATGCGCTAACTAATTATGAGCCTCAGTGGATTGCGTGGGATAAAGATAGAGAAAGTGACTGGATCAGAGAAAAGCCTCACGGATGCAAGGGCGTCAAAGATTATCCATTCCTTCTTGATGATATGGATGATGGTATAGAATTTGAGGAATTCATCACTGTCTTTGGTGCTTGGTATGGAGGAGGAAAAAAGACAGCTGGGTTTATTGGTATTAGAGCGCAAGAAAGCCTGCATCGCTATTGTGCTATTGCGACTTGGGAAAAGAAAGACTTGATGTTGAATGGTTGGCGATGGACCACAAAAGTCACAGGTCAGGTTTACAATGTTTATCCAATATATGACTGGCTGACAGAAGATATCTGGAAATATCATTCTGTTTATCCTGATAAACCACACAACCCGGTTTACGACAAAATGCAAATGGCTGGCGTTCCTCTTTCTGACCAACGTCTATGCCAGCCTTTTGGGGATGACCAGCGAAAAGGGCTTTGGCTATATCACATCCTAGAGCCTGAAACATGGTTTAAATTGATTGCAAGGGTTAATGGAGCAAATAGCGGATCTCTTTATATTCAGGAAAGGGGAAACATTAACGGGTACAACAAGGTTACCCTACCAGAAGGCCATACTTGGGAGAGCTTTACCAATATGTTGCTTCGAACTTTGCCGCCAAAGACGCGTGATCATTATGCCGACCGGTTTAAAAAATTCATCGTTGGGTGGCACCGCAGGGGTTATGACGCAATTCCTGATGAAGCTCCGCCACAGCTAGAAGCAAAGCAATGGGCACCTTCATGGAGACGCATGGCTAAATGCATTTTACGAAATGATTATTGGTGCAAAGGGCTTGGTCAAACTCAGCCTAAAAGTGCCGCATGGCAGCGGTTTAAGCAATTAAAAGCCATAAAAAAAGCTGAAAAAGTCAAAGAGCCAGAAATAGAGACGTCTGATTTATTCGGAGGTAACAGGTAAATGAATAAAATAAACCCACGGCACTATGACAGAAATGGCGTTAAATGCATCGAATACGCTGTTGATATGTCATTCACGCTTGGAAACGCGCTGAAATACATTTGGCGGCAAAATTCGTAGTGTTGATATCAGTTGACCTAATCCTCGTGATTTGATACAAAACATATGGGCGGCGTTCTCGGTCGAAAGGCCGAAAGCGTTCTCTCACAATGCAATGTTCCGCTACTAAGGGACGTCGCCCAAGCATTGTGAGGCCGGGGTGAGAGCCGGAAGGTTAACATTGCAGTCATTTCCAAAAAAATTGGCTGCTTATCAAGATAGGGTAAGTGCGCCTATGGCACGTATTAGAACAATCAAGCCGGAATTTTTCACAAGTGCAGATAGCGTGTCTTTGTCGCCGCTTGCACGCCTCTTTTACGTGTCACTATGGTGTCAGGCTGACAGAGAAGGTCGTTTAAAGTGGAATGCGGAAACGCTAAAAATGCGATGCCTTCCTGCTGATGATTGCGACATTAATGAACTGGCGAATGAGCTTGTCAGTCGCGGGATGATAATATTGTACCACACCAAAGGAATGGATCTTTGCTTTATTCCGACATTTTCCGAGCATCAGGTTATCAATAACAGAGAAGGATCATCTATTTTACCTGAATATGATGATGATCAAAAAACGGTGACGCGTGAAAGTGGCGTGAACACGCGTGAAAGCGGAAGGGAAGGAAGGAAGGGAAAGGAAGGGAAAGGAAAGGAAACATCATCTGATTGTTTTTTTGAAGATCAGGAAATAAATACTAAGCCTGAAAGCACATTTGATGATTGGTATAAGCATTACCCAAAAAAGGTTGGTAGAGGTCAGGCGGAAAAAGCGTACAAGTCCGCGATTAAGGATGTGCCGTTTGACCAGCTTGTAAGCGCCACGAAAGCATATTCTGAACTTTTCGAGGGTAAGCCCAAGGATTACATCAAACACCCTGCTACATGGCTAAATGGCAAGTGCTGGCTAGATGAGGGCATATCAAACGCCGAATGCAACCTTGATAGCCCACAAGCCAAATGGGGCGATGCCATCGATAGGTGGCAGAAGAACGGGAAACAAGGACCAATGCCAAGCAGGTCTGATTACGGGGTGCCGGAATGAATGATATTTTCAAACAGACGGAATTGCCGAATGCCTATGAGATTGAGCGATTGCTGATTGCAAGCCTTTTCATGAACAACAACGGCGTAGATCAGATATCGGATATCTTGGAGCCTGCACATTTTTATGCCGAACTGCATGGCGAGATTTACGCAGAGATTTTGCGCTTAACCAGCATCGGCAAGCAAGCCATTCCGCCAGCGATGACCGGGAGGTTTGAGGCGCAGGATTTGGTTGAAATTGCTGATTGCTTCTTTGGGACGCACAGCAACAAGGATTATGCCAAAACCATTAAGGCCGCGTTTGACCGTAGGCGAATAATTGAAATCGCAGAGGAAATGCGCGATACCGCAGTCAGCCAATCGGTAGCGGATGACGTAGACGAAATTCGAGAACGTGCTGAAACAGAACTGTTCGCCTTGTCATCAACCAGCAGCACAATGAAGCCAGTTACGGTTGGCGATGCAGCATCAGAAACCATTCATCAGATCAGCGAAAGGATGGATGCGGCAAAGGATGGGAGAATAACGGGAGTTGCAAGCGGACTGATCGAAGTTGACAAACGACTTGGAGGGTTCCAGCCATCAGACCTCGTAATCATCGCTGGCAGGCCCAGTATGGGCAAAGAGCTTAGGAACAGCGAGCCTATCTTGATGAGTGATGGAAGCTTTAAGCCAATTGGAGATGTAAAAGTTGGTGATGAGTTGGCATCAATTGACGGTAAAAAATCTATTGTTACTGGTGTATTCCCGCAAGGGAAGAAAATGCTTTACCGGATTAACTTCACCGATGGGCGAGAGGTTGTTGCGGGTGCGGACCACCAGTGGGAAATTGGTTGCAGGCATTGGGACGAACCTAGAGTTTTGACAACATTGCAAATTATGGAAAAGCTGAAGTCAAAGCGATATCAAAAACGCATGTTCTTGCCTGATTTTTCAGGTGATTTTGGTGTGGACACAGGAATTGATATTGATCCATATGTGCTTGGGGTTTTGCTTGGAGATGGAAGTTTTGCATCGAAATCACAGGTTCGGTTAACAACCAGTTACCAGCATATACTTGATCGTATTTCTGGCAGGTTAAAAGGCTCTCACATATCTAATAGTGGCGGAATTGAATATCGATTAATCGGAGGTAATATTCTTTCTAAAATCAGACAATTTGGCTTGTCAAGGAAGAAATCTTCTGAGAAGTTTATTCCTGATCAATACATGCAAACGTGTAAGCAAACGAGGCTTGAGCTTCTTAGGGGGCTGCTTGATACTGACGGATGGGTTGAAAAAGGATCTTCGATAGTATTTAGCAGTGCTAGCAAAGTGATGGCTGACCAAGTGGCATCCCTTGTTCGCTCGCTAGGCGGGTGGGCAAGCCAGTCCGTTAAAAAGTCTCCGAAATATTTACACAATGGAGAGGAAAAAACTGGCCAAGATAGTCATAAAGTTTACATTTCTGGTCCAGAAAAAACAGATTATGTAACCATCCCTCATAAGCTTGATAGGTTGAGCAAACCTGATCGTCGAAAGAGAGTTAATATTGCTTCTGTTGAGGTAATGAATGCCTATGATGAGTGCACGTGCATATCTGTTTCGCATGACCGAGCGCTGTATATTTGCGGTGATTACATTCCTACACACAACACCGCTCTTATGCTATCAATGGCAACCTATGCGGCGAACGACACAACATCGGGTATGGAAGATAGTGACGGCGCGGTTCTGGTTTTCAGTCTGGAAATGTCGAAACACCAACTTGTAGAGCGTATTTTTGCGAATGTTGCGGACGTTTCATATTCGGATATCGTGCAAGGCAACATCGACCAAGAGACATTCCAGAGATTGCACGAATATGCCGACCAAATGAGATTTTCTAAAATGGTGATTGATGACCGATCAGGGGCGACAGTAGCGCGCATTAGGAGCGAGGCGCGGCGGGTATCGCGCAAGGTCGGTCTTAAAATGATTGTCGTCGATTACCTTGGATTTATGAAATCATCCGAGGCGGCGGGCGAGCGGCATGATTTGAAGGTTGCCCAGATCACGGCAGGTCTGAAATCCTTGGCTAAGGAAATGAATATCCCCATTGTCCTTTTATCGCAGCTATCACGGCAGGTAGAACAGCGAGAGGATAAGCGGCCCATGCTGTCAGATTTGCGCGATAGCGGGGCAATTGAGCAGGATGCAGACGTTGTTATGTTTGTTTATCGAGAGCAATATTACTTGGAGCGCGCAGAGCCATCCCGCCGCAATGACGAGGCGCAAGACAAATTTGCAGACCGGTATGCCAGATGGCAATCGCGGTTAAATGAGGTTCAAGGGACCGCTGATGTTATCATTGGCAAAGCCCGGCGCGGGAAGGTTGGGTCAGTCAGATGCGCTTTCAATGGAGACCGGCAGCGTTTCAGCAATCTTGCATATGATGGCGATTAACCGAATAAACTTCTTGCAACCTGCTTGATTTGTGGTAAGGTAGCTTTATCGAAACATTAACCAAGGAATGAAGATCATGACCTTTAAAGAATATCAGAAAATCGCAAAAACTGGAAAATCAGCCGAGGGTTGGGTTGCGGGCAGTTTGCGTGGTGGTTACGGTTTAGACGGAATTTTTTATGCGCTTGGTGCAAATGGTATGGTTTTCCAAAAGGCCATTGCAGAAGTTTCAGATTACAAAGAGAATTAATGGGTGAATATGAAATGACGCCATTACAATTTACCACCATTCGAGAACAGCTTAACCTGTCACAAAGAGAACTCGCTGTTGTTTTGGGTATCAGCCACAGGGCCGTATCCCTAATTGAGGCGGGTCAAACACAAAAGGTCATGCGGACCACGCAAATTGTCATGTGTGCGATGCGCGACGGAATTTTAACAATCGAACAAGCGAGGAATATGAAATGAAATGTAAAACAGAAATTTGCGTTGATGATTTTGTTGGCTTTGAACATCGGCATGGAATTGCGGCTGAGGATGGGGTTGTAATGCTGATTGTCGTAAATCCTGTTGATAATGTTACGACATATGAGGTGGCGAAAGACGCAGATTTGTGGGTATATTACACCCTTAAATCTGCAATAGATCGATACAATGACGAACTTTTTGGGGTTGGATACAATGATTAAATTACAGCAGGGCGACTACGTGATGCACTCGGATATCGCCGACGAAGCAATGCACAATGAACTTCGGGAAGCATTCCGGGCTGCGGGGTGCAATATTGAGAAAATCAATGGATTTATCTACGGTCAGGATGGCGCAAAAGTTGACATGACCGTTCGAGATACGCCAGAAGCGCGGCGGTTAATGGAATGGTTGCGGATACACGACCGGAAGGGTGCATCATGACAAAAATTACTTGGGACTATCGCGTTTTACTGAAAGATGGAACATACACGATTTGCGAAGTGTATTTCAAGGATGGTGACCGTATTGATCGCACATATGGGCCGGAGCATCCGACAGGTGAGACCATGGAATATCTACAAGCAAATTTGGAACACATGTTGGACGCGATACAAAAACCAGTCATCAATGGCGACAAGTTGGATATCGGGTGATGTCATGACCAGACAAAACATCTACCGCATGGCTAGGATATTGCGGTATATTAGGAAGTATGAGGCCGCCAAGTATGTGAGCATGCACGATTTATGGTGAGGTGATTGTCAAATGTTATAGCGAGACATACGAAACACTGATATAATACGCCATCAAAAAAGGATAGGAACACAAATGACGGTACGCATTCGAACTTTCAATCATGATAAATCAGTGATGAACGAATTTGAAGCGGTAAATATTCGCTACGATAAGGCTGATGGTATTTGGTCAGCCGATGACCGATACCGCGCAGATATTGGCTATGAATTCGTAGTAAATCATGACAGCAAGGATGATGAAATAGACGGTATCGAGACTGTATATTGGATTTATTATATGAATGACACAGGTGACAATTTTTTCGTTATTGGTCCGCCGAAAAACAACGTTAGCAAATAGGTTTGAGACATGAGTGACGATAAAGAAGATGATAATACATGTTCATGCGATGATCATGTATACACCATACATCCGGATGCGGTAGATAGTTTTTATGCCGCACTCGACAATCCGGACGAGCCTACTGATGCTTTAAAGAAGCTATTCGATAAAAAGACAATTTTCAAGGATTGATGAAATGACACAGAAATATGCAATTGTTCCGATTGAAGATGGGAGAGGAACAGCAAAAGCCATCGGCCTTGATGTGGAGGACGATCAATGACTAAAGCAAGTGAGCAAATGATTGAATTTCTAAGCGTCGCGCAAGATGGGCCAAATTATGTTAGCACAGGACATATTGAGAACTGCCAC